CTGAAGATAATCAAGATACTTGCTGATGTCCGGGGATATGATGAGCCCGGCTGCTATCATGGCATTGGATAACTGCCTTGTGAGGGCTGTGTTGTTGTATCCCTTCACCAAGCACCGGATGATATACCCCCTGATTGCCTTATTCTGCTTGATTTCTGCTTTTTCTAAGTCATTCACTTTGTTCACCTCACTCTTTTCTGCTGCTCTGCATCAGGAGCTTGTCAATCTTGCTGTCAATGCTCCTCATCCTGTCCTCCACACCGTTCATGGAACGGAAGAAGTCCTCCCGGAGCACAAACGTGGTAGCAAAATCACCCTTGATGTTATTGAGTTCCTGCTTGATGTTTGCTATGTCCTCATCCGTCTCCTCTTCCAACCTGTCAATCCTCTTATTCACTTTGTCATCATTCTCTTTAATCTGCTTTTTTATCTCTTCTGTGCTGCTCTTGAGGCTGCCTATCCACCCCTTGATGAAGAAGGTTATCACCCCCAAGCCAAGGGTGATGACCCCTGCCATCACATCAGAGAAAGATATAACATAATCCATAGGCTCCTACTTCCTGATGAGCTTTTCTGCAAGCTCCGTGACCCTCTCCCATCCATCCATGGACACCAACGCCACAATGAAGGCTGCTATGAATGATGCAAATACCATGAACCACTCAATAGCCACCCCGTAATATGCCGCAAGCCCCAACAGGCAGACCGGGCAGAGGATGAGGGACAGGAGGATGACGGTCAGTGCTGTGGGCACCTTCCGGTCAAACCATGTCCACTTTTTGAGTGCCTCCGTGATGACCGACACGATAAATGCCATGACACCAATGAAGACGATAATCTGTGATACATCCGCTGTGAAATTCGTCATGCAAACCACTCCTTTTCTGTCAATTTTTTTGAGAATAACGCACAAAACAATAAGAGCATGTACTAAGTACATGCTCTTATCTTATACTCATTGTGAAAGACTCTTTAGGGGAAACATTTCCGGAAAATCACTCTCCGTTATCCATGTCAAAAAGGCTCATCTGCCCTATCATTGGCTCGTCCTTCAGTATGTTCCCTATCTGCTTGGTGGTCAGGTTGTACTTCTCTGCAAGCTGCTTTGAGTTGTACCCGTTCCACTCCTTCTTGATACGCCTGTTCCTTGCCGGGGCTATGATGTTCTCTGTCTTCGGGAAGTAGAGCTCATCCCCCTTGGCGTACTCACTAAGCTCAATGAACTTCTCAATCCCTATGATTTCCACCACAGGGCGGTAGCTTTCTGATATGTCCTCCAACGTGGTCTCTTCAATGAGGGCTCTTGTGAGTTCATCCGCTGTCATCTCCGCCTCCTTCCCACTACTATGAGGCTTTCTTGGTATAGGAGAGGCTTATCCATCCGGCTCCGGACTTCAGCCTGCCCCATCCGTCCTTTTCCTCCACAATAGTGTACTTGTTCTTCTTGCCTGCCTTCTCCCGGATGGCTCCCACCACGCTGTGCCCGGTTCCTGCCCCGGAGCGGATGTTCAGCACGTCACAGGTGGTAATGATGAGATATGGCGTGAAGCCTGTGCCGCCCCCGGATGCAGCCGCCTTCTTGGTGTAGGAGAGGCTTATCCATCCGGCTCCGGACTTCAGCCTGCCCCATCCGTCCTTTTCCTCCACAATGGTGTACTTGTTCTTCTTGCCTGCCTTCTCCCGGATGGCTCCCACCACGCTGTGCCCGGTTCCTGCCCCGGAGCGGATGTTCAATACGTCACAGGTGGTAGTGATGAGGTATGGCGTGAAGCCTGCCTGCTGCTTGTCCCCGTCATCCGGTTTCTTGCCGGAGTCCTGTCCGCCGCTTCCTGCCTGACCGCTCCCGGCTCCCTTGATGGCATCCAGTATCTTCAGTATCTTTCCGCCATACCCGGCTCCGGCAGCCCACCCCTTGCCCTTCGGGTTCTCCTGTATTCCAAGGTACTCCACATACGGGGCACAGCCACGGGATACAAGGTCAAAGCGTGGGTCTATGCAGTCCTGCTTCAGCTTCGTGGTGTTGGCGTATGCCTTGAGGTGCTGCACCTGTGCCCGGATGCCAAGCTGTGGTGTACTAAAGCTGTTCCCGGTCTCCCCGTTCTTGGTCACTCCCATGCCACAGAAATTATTTTGTGAGAGCTTCACAGCACTCCCGGAGAAGGTGAAGTTGCCTGTCTCAAGACAGCTCTGTGCAAAAGCAATGTCACCACGGATATTCTCCGCCTCTCCTTCAGACAGGTACAACGGTATCATGTCAAGTACGCTCTGTGCAACGCTGCCATTCTTTGCCTTGATGTATGCCGCCATCTGCTCCGCTGTGGCTTCCGCCTTTCCGGTTATCTTGGTCATGTTGTCCTTCTGTGCCGCTTCACCGCCTGCAATAGCTTTCTTGAAGGCATCCCATGTATGCTTGGTGGTATTATACACATACGGGTTAGGACATATCTTTCCAGTCACATCATAGTGACGGATGACATGAGCTGCATCCACTCCATACTTTTTCATCAGGTACTCGGTCAGTGCAATGGCAGACTTGACGGTTGCCTCTTCAAAGTACCAATCCTTGCTCTCCGCTGACTGACTTCCTTTGTTGCGGACACACATCTCAATACCTATGGAGTTGGTATTCCTGCACTCTGCATGTTTATAGCTGTTTGCTCCACAGTGCCATGCAATGTCCTCATCCTCAACGCTCTGCCATATCTCACCATCAAAGCCTACAAAGTAGTGTGCTGATGCTCCTATGTACTTGCTTGCATAATACTGACAGTTTGCTTTTGCTCCTCCAAGAGCCCCCACATAATGGATGACAATGTACTTGATACGCCCTGTGTTATCCTTGTTTGTGAAATTGTACGGGGTCAGAAGCTTCTCAATCTTTGGTGCTGCCATTCCTACACACTCTCCTCTCCAAAAAAGCCCATGTTGTCAGGGTCTAAACTGTTGCGGAACGCCTTGAGTTCCTCTTCCGTCATGTTGCTCACTTTCTCCTGAAGCTCTGCTCTCTGCTCCGGAGTCATGTCCTTGGTGTGCTCACTAAGGATGTTCTTTGTCTGTTCTGCCATGATTACTCCTCCTTGTCTGTGTCATAGTCTAATGTGATGGATGTCTTGGTCTCCACCAAGATGCTCTTCCGGATGCCCTCAATGGTGGCATCAATCATCTCTTCCGGAAGAAAAGCTTTGATGAGCTCCCCGTTCTTAATACGGTAGATATACCACAGCTCCACATCAAAATCCGGAACTGTTTCCCCTTCAGGAACCAACACGGAGATGAGGGTCTCTTTGTCCTTCTCAAACTCTCCCTTCAGCTTCTTCAGGAGAAGCTTCTTCTGCTTCTCATCCGGCTTGATGCTCATTTCATCAAGGAACTCCTCAAGCGTGGTCTCAAAGGTATAGTCTCCTGTGAAGATAGCCTTCAGAGCCTTCTCAAATTTGCTGTCAAATTTGTAGGTTGTCTTGGTGTCCTCTTTGACCTTCATGTTGTATACTCCCTCACCCACAAGCTCCTTCAGCTTGTCCGGGTTCAGGATGTCAAGGCTCATGCTGTCCGTGATGGCAGCACTCCCCTCATCACCATAAAACTTCACATACTTCACATTGTGGTCTTCCATAAGAGCCAAGCCCCTCGCCTGAAGCTCCGCCTTGTAGCTGTTCATCAGAGCCCTGCTCCTCTTCTGCTCCCTGTCAAGCTCCACACATGCACCAATGAGCTGCTCATTGCTCATTGCCTTTGTTGTCTGCTCTCCCATTACTGTTCGCCTCCTAACTTCTGATATGCCTTTGCTGCACAGGTTCCACAGATACCCTTCCCATGGAACTCCTGCACCCCGTCCGTCACGCCGCAAAAGTTACAGCGGAGCGTGTACGGTCTTATTCTGATTTCCCCCTGATGCTCCTCCACCACCATAGGGTCTCTCGGCTCAATGCCAAGCTCCCTTCGCATTGCCACCGGGATACTGATTGACCCGTGGCTCGTCATTTTCTTATATGCTGTGCTCATGTCTGCTCCTTTCTAGGCATCCAAGATGTCCTTGATATAGTTGTACTGGTCAATCACCTTGTACTCATGCTCTCCCTTTGCCTTGAGCTCTTCGGAGAACTCACGGAGCCTCATGGCTATCTTCAGAACCTTGGCAGCCCCTACAGCCTCACGGGACAGCCTCATGCCCTTCTCCATGTGCCCCAACATGTAGGACATTGCCTGCATCATGTAGGCATCCCACACATAGCACTCATTGTCTCGGCTGTTCCATTCTGCCTTTGCCTCCTCAATGAATTTCTTCCGGTTCAGCTTGAGTTTATCCGGTGGGATGACCCCCTTTGCCTGAAGCTCCTTTTTTACCTCTGCATTGAGCTTCTTTTGCTTGTTCGTCAGCCTCTTCTTTGCCATCCGGCACCACTCCTTCCTTTTATGAGCTGTCATCCGGGTCAGGGGCTCCTCCCCGGAACTGCTCCTCTATCGTTTCCATGGCGGCAAGATGGATGTCAAGCATGTTGTTCTTCACATCATCCATGTCCAGTCCACGCTTCAGCCCTTCCATGCCAACGAACACCTGAAGGAAGCCTGCTATCTGTGCCAGCTCCTCAACGCTGATGTCCTGACCCTCAAAATTCACCTTGTCATCCCTGACTGTCACTATCAGCTTGCAGTCCTGCATCCTGTCCCTCCTTCTCTTCCTGCCTCTTCACCATGCTCTTGAGTGCCTCAATGAGCTTGGAGCACTGTTGATAGTCCAACCACTCCACAGCACTGACCCCGAACATCTTCCGGCACATGCCATTGACCCTTGCAGGCTTGTCCCATCCAAGCTCCTGTGTGAGCTTGGATATCTTCTTCCTTTGGTTCTCCGTGGATGTGTTCCCTCCACGGTGCTTCCCACGCTCCGACTTCTTCACGGAGTCCTTCATGCTGCCAAGCACCCGGATGACCGTCTGAAGCTCCCTTTTGTTGAGAGCCTTGATACTGTCCTTCCCCGTGTGTGCCTGTACAAGGAGATGCATCTCCTCATCCGTGAGCTTCAGCTCCGGGCTCTTTGCAATGCCCCATACCCTCTTGATGCTCGGCTGTGATGTGTTTCCTGCCATGCTACACCCTCCTCTCTTTTACGCTCTGCACATGCGGCTTCAGGAACTCCGGTATCTGAATACATCCCCTGTCTGCAATGGTATCCGCCCGGACAGACACATCCGTGTATCCATAATTCTGAATGACACCATAGATGCCTGACAGCATCTCACGCCCCATCTCTTCCTCATGCTCGCCTTTGATTACAACCTCCAATCTCTTCATGTGCTCCCTCCTCCCTACAGCATCATCATGTTGGATGCTTCGCTCACAATCTTCATGGTTATCCGTGTCTCGCCCTTCTGCTTCAGGATGCGGAGCACGTTGTTGAGTGTCCTGTCCAACAGGCGGAAGCATCCGCTCTGTGTGTTGGTTGCCCGGCTTATCATCTCGCCCATGGCTGCCTCTTCCACCTCATAGCCCTCAAGGTAGTCTGCCACCTCATTCTTGGACAGCCCTTTCAGCTTGTAGTAGAAGTCCATCCGGTTAGCAAAACGGGCAAGGTTGCCCTTCAGCTCTGTCTCAAGCCTCGGCTCCCCGGCTATGACAATGCCTACATCCGACTGGTCAAAGATGCCCCGGAGTATCTCCATCTTTTTCTGCGTGTACTTGTTGATGAGCTTGTCCGCCTCGTCAATGATGAGCAGGAAGCCTTCATTGGTATTGAAAAACTCCCGGATACGGTTGACCCTTTTCCATATCGTTCCTCCATACCCTCTAGGGAGCCCTATCCCGTTCTCAATGGCTTCCACCAAGTCCCGGCAAGCCATGGTGTCATCACACTCAATGTATGCCACCCTCGGCAGCTCTGCATATTTCTTCAGTGCGTGGGTCTTTCCCTGACCGGACTTCCCAACGATTATCCCAAGCCCCATATACTCCTGACATGCCTGACATACTCCGATAGTCTGTACAAAGTCCCGGCTCTCAAAAAACTCCACCTTCTTCTTGAGGATGCCTGCCCCTGCCTTGCCGCCTTCCTGTTCCTGACCGCCATCCACTCCTCCGGATGCCTCAAGGAACTCCCTGACCTTCTTTTCCAGTTCGGTAGGGTCACTTGCATACTTCCCATTGAGGTATTGGCTAAGTGCCGCCCTTGAATAGTTCATCTTGAGGGCTGCCTCCGCCTTGGTCATCTTCAGCTCCGCCAGTCTCTCATTCATCTGCTCCGCCAGTGTCTTCTCTGCTTTGTAGGTATTCAATGCTTCCATAGTTACAACCTTCCTTTCCTTTTCCTTCACTAATTCCTGCCATATGCCTTCTGTCATCCGCCTATGGCTCTAAGCTTCTTGAGTGCGTTCTCCGCCTGCCTGCTCATGTATTCGCTGTCCGGCTCATCCTCTTCCCTTTTCTCTGCCCGGAAGCCCTGCTGATAGGTTCTGTCCTTCGGGATTGCTATGACCTTTGCCGCCTTATCCTGCTTCTTTCCGCCTATCATCAGGTCAATGCCTCCTGTTGCCTCATTGAAGCCCACATACTGCTCATTGAGCTCCTCAAAAGGTCTCCTTGCCTCCTCAAGCCTTTCCCTGTCACGCTTCTGCTGCCTCTTCTGCATCTTCAGGTGTTCCTCAAGTGCCTTCTGTGTCACCTTCGGGGCAATCTGAAGGAGCTCCTGACAGTACGCTTCACAGATACGCTTGCCTTTTTGGTCAAAGACATACAGCACAGCCATGTCATCCGGGTCATACTTGATGTCAACCTTCCGCCCGATATAGTCACACAGCTCATCAGAGCGGTACTCATATCCCCACTTGGTGATGCCTATGTTGCGGACAAGCACGTTTTCTGACTTCATCATCAGCATGGTTGCATAGCTCTTAGGTGGTGCCGCCTTGAAGTACCTGTCCTCATTCATAAAGCAGTCATAAGGCTTCTTGTAGGTCTCTCCCATCTTCTTGAGCCCGGAGTGCTCCGTGTGCATGTAGACTGTGGTGAGCCATTCATGCCACTTCTCATAGAACTCTTCCAGTGTCAGGAGCTCTCCCCTCTCAAGCATCCGTTTGATGTCCTTCTCCACCTTGTCAGAGGTCTTTGAGCCTGTCAGCGTTCCCGTGTAGGACTTCATCCAACGGGTGAACTTATTGCAGACGGTACGGAAGAACCTCTCTATCTGACCCTTGCTCCATGGCTCATAAGGCAGAGCCCGGTGGTCATCCTTGATGCCTATGCTCTTGTAGAAGCCCTGTGTCTCATTGTCAAAGTTCAAACCGCTCCGGTCATTCCGGTCTCTTCCTGTCATGGTCTTGGCTGTGTAGTCCTTGCCATTGTCTATGTAGAGATACTCCGGAACCCCTCCCGGCTCTGAATAAATCATCTTGAGGAGGCTCTGCTTCAGGATGTCAGAGTTGGCATCCTTGCAGAGGACATCACCCATGATGACCCTGCTCCGCATGTCCACCCATGCAGCCAAGTGTGGCTTGATTGCTATGACCTTGCCATTGGGTTGCCTGTAGCTCACCCAACAGTCAAAGGTATGCTCATCACCCATGACTATCTGCATCACCTGAAGCCCCTTGGTGTCCCGGCTCCCTTTCACCATGACCTTATTCTTGTACTCACGGGTGCCACGGGATGCAAGGAAGTAGGCGTTTTTCATGTTCTCATCCTCCATGAGGTAGTTGATATACCTCACCACAGTCTGATAGGATGGTATCTTCTCCCATTCCTCCATCCCGGCTTTCAGGTTGATGTTGGCAATGGCTGTCAGCTTCTCATAGAGCATCTCACGGGTGCCTTGGTTCCGAGCAAAGTCCTCATTGAACCATATGTTCTTGATGACCTGCTTGACTTCCGGCTTGATGCTTGGGAAGCATCCGGTCTCCTTCGGTTTCCTGCACAGGCAGAGAACCTTGAAGAACTCATACCCTGCACCGTCCTCCTTCTGAAGCTTGTCCGCCCATGCGGATGCCTCAAGGTATGCCTTGGTGTATCGGTACAAAGTCCTCTGACCCTTCCCAAGGTGCTTCTGTGCGAACTCTTCAGCGTACTTTGTCCTGTCCCCTTCGTCATACTGAAGGAACTTCCTGACCACGTTCCCAAGCTCCACAGCCTTGTAGTATCTCTCCTTGTAGTTTTCAATGTACCAGTCAATGTCCATGTTCACATACCATGGCACTTCCGGCTTCTGCTCTGCCTCCTGCCCTTCCGGAACTCCTTCCGTGAAGGATTTCAGCTTTTCCCTCTCCTTCCATGCGTTCCTTGCCTGTTTGGACAGTGAGGAGACCGCCACAAGCACCACATCCCTTCCGCCCGTCTCTGACTTCTCGGTCTTGGTGACAAAGGCATCTTTCTTTCTCTGTGTCCGCCTTGCCATGGTGCTGTACTGAACGCCTTCCAGTTCCGCCGCTTCTCCCAATGTGACATATGCTTCAGCCAATCCGCTCACCTCCTTCACGCTGCCATCTCAATGTCCAGTATCCTTGATATTTCCTCAATGTATTTCTTTCCACTACGCTCACCGACTAAAATCTTGTGGATGTACTGCTTATTGCATCCAAGCAAAGCAGCAAGCTCCACCTGTGTCATGTTCTTGTCTATGAGCCTTTTCCTGACCATCATCCCAAAGGGTGTCAGCCTCGTCTGCTTTGTTTCCATCCGCTCACCTCACATCAAGCTTGTATACCCTCATCCCATGCTCTGTCAGGTCACATGTGTACCCATGCTCAATGAGGGTCTCAATCACCTTTGGAGCCGCCTGATACAGGACAATCCCCTGACGGACTATCCGGTCATTGTCCGTAAAGCCTATTGACATCCTGATAGGGCTTGTACCCTCCTGAAGCTTCAGGAGCAGGGACATCAGCTCCACATCACTCTCCTTGTACTTTTCCATCACAACCTACCTTTCCAACCAGTCACAGGCTCTTTGATATAGCCCTTGTCCTTGGTTTTCCTCCAACCTTTTTCAGGGAGACCCGGCTCACTACCTCCAAAGAGTCCGGGAGGTTCTTGACCACAAGCCAATTCTCCGGCACCAACCCATGAGCCCTCATTATCTTCTTCTGTTCCCTTGTGGGAGCCTTTCCGTTCTTCATCAGTAGCACACCTCCGTCTTCCCTATGATTTTGTCAATTATGTTGAGAGCCCGTTCCGTTCCCTCAATCTCTGCCTCAAGCTCCATCCGGTTCTCCCGGAGCCGCTCAAGCTCAACATCCAATTTCTCCCTATGCTCAACCAATGCCTCCATCTCATCACCTGACAGGTTCAGCAAGTGCATCATCTCCTTTCCTGTGTTATAATTGGTACATCACTCACAAGGAGGTGTACCATGGAAGAACTCATCCAATATCTGACTGATGATGAGATACTCAACAAAGGTTTCAATGCTGTTGCACTTGCCCAATTCCTTGCCGAAAAAGGCATTATTGACCTTGATGAGTTCCATCAGTACCGGGACAAATATGTCAGGCTCTTTATTGCTGACAAATTCCCGGAGATTTTCGGGCAAGAGCAATAGCCTCTCTGTCTCTTTGCCTTTGTCTCTCACTCATTTTGAGATGTTCCTCCAACGCTTCCGGAAGGACTTGCACACTCTCCGGAGCGTTGCCACGGGACAGCTCTTCCATCTCTACCCGTATCCGTTCCATCTCTGCTCTCGCATGGAGGAACTGCCTTTCCAATTCACGGTTCTTTTCCGCCCTTGGGAGCATGTCATGGAATATTGCCATCCCAAAGCTCTTGTATAGTTCAGCAACCTCTTCCTTTCCGGATACTTCCTTCACGGATGGATGCCATTGGTACACTGTCTCAATGACCCTGTACTCCGCATCTGATACAGGCTGCTCAATCATTTCCTCAAACTCTCTCTTCTGCATCACAACCTACCTTTCTTCTTCCCTGCTTTTCCAACAGTGCCTTCCTGATACCCTGAACCGGGTGACTTTCTTTGTGCCGGAGAGCTCCGGCTATTGAGATTTTCTTAGAAATTTGATATGCTTATTGGGTTACAAGTAACCCCTTGCAAGTACAAGTATATCTCCCTAAAGAGAGAATGTCAACAACTTTTTCTCTCTTTAGCGATATTTTTATCTCAAAAGGAAGAATGGAGGGATTTCATGGAAAGCACATCCATTGGAACAAGAATTAAACAACGGAGAAAAGAACTCGGTCTTACGCAGGTTCAAATAAAGCAAGAAACGGGCATATCTTCAGGAAATATGAGTGAAATTGAAAACGGTAACAAGCTCCCATCTACACCTGCTCTCATTTCACTATCAACTGTTTTAGATTGTAGCATTGACTGGATGCTAAAAGGAGAAGCTCCCAATAGAGAGAATTATTTTCTCTCTGATGAGAGAGAAGTTCAACTCTTAGATGGTTTCAGGGAAATGTCTGAAGAAGACAAAGAGGAACTTATTGAGATATTAGAAATGAAACTCCGGAAGACCCACAAGGCAAGAGAGACAAGTGCAAAATCATCCGGATTGACAGATACAGAAAAGGGTAACATGGTAGGCTGATTTTTTTATGGCTCTTTTGGGTTACTTGTCACCCAAAAAGCACCACTATTCTGTTACTTTGCCCTTTTAGGGAAACACTTCCCTAAAAAGAGCCTTTTCCCTTGAAAACAAGCCAAAGTAACAGCTCTCTCTACATTGTTCCATTTTGTTACTTTGTCTTCACCTGTTCCGGCTTCCCGGTATCGCTTGCTGATAACACGGAGTAACGCCCGCCTTTTTCATGCGTTACTTCACAAAAAGCCTTAATTTATCGGCTTTTTCAGTTTACACTAGCACATTGACAACTCTCAATCATTAACGCAATAACGCCACGTTACAACGCTTGAGCTATTTTCAGAAGAGGATGGCTGATGTATAATGTCCTTACAACCTAACTTTGAGGTGTTGTGGAGAGGACAAGTGCTCAAAAATCAAGTAAAACCAATGCTTCCAAGCACTCTCTCCACTTCCCTCCCTTCCAAGGACACAAAAAAAGCATCCGAAACAGCCTATTCTCAAATTCGCTGTCAAAGATGCTTCATTTTTTCTCTATCAAATTCGCCTTAACCCTTAATTTACCGGGGTTTCCCGTCATTTCCCACCTCATCACGGATGGTCTCACGTTGACATGTCCTTTTTGTCAGTTATTCTGTTAGGTTACA